ATATTGAACCACTGAGTTGCCTTCAGTCCTGCGACGGTTTTTAAGGCGGTTTGAATGGATTTGAAAATGTTGTAAAACATGATGTTATGGATTAAATAATTTTTGCATTTCGCGGTCAATCTTGGCCATTATGCGTTTGTCGAGGTTCGTGCTGTCTCCTATTTGCTTACGCTCCGGCTGTGGCTTGATACCTTCGTTATGTGGCTCGGCGTAGGGCAGCGTGTTCCGGAAAGCGACCTGAGCATCCGTGGCCTTTGTATCACTGTCCCACGACCGACGCAGATGGCCACGCCTAACGAGCAGCGCCCTGTTTGCATCGCGCTGGAACTTGGAGCCTGCCTTTGTGCCGCGCAATTGTTGTGAGGTTCCTCCGTTAACGGATCTGCCTCTTTTGCGCCACATTCCTTTCGGCGGTTTACGCGACGGCCACCGCTGAACACTGGTTCCGGTATTGAATCCCTGGGCGTCGAAGTTGTCGTGAATGAAGTCGAGACCTTCAACTTTAATGATGCCAGGGAGCCGGTTGCTGATCAGCGTTTGTGCGCTCCTGATCAGGCGTTGCATATCTCTATTAAACTTTGCGTTATCAGCCATAATTTAAAGATTACACGAATTAAGACTAATTACGGGAAGATTTCTTCCTCCGCATTGCTCAAGTCGTCACCCGCTGATTTGATTAAATTTTTTGTTGCATCGGCGTCTCCACCAATGGCGATGCTTATCACATCCGAAGCGGCGGCGAGAGGAGTTGCCGCTATCTTAATCGTTGCACTCGCAACCTCCCCGATAAATCCAAATAAGCTCATATTGCTGAATTTAAATAATTTAAAAAAGTGGATCCCATTTTCCTGACGTCGGGAAAATGGTCATGCGTCAAGGTTTTTTAAGAGGGTGCTGGCCTCTTTGTTAACCGCTTTCGAAGTCTTTTTATCCTGGTTAAAATAGCCTGCCGATTCCGCGAATAGTTTCTTGTCTTTACCTGGATTAAAATCGAAACCGGCGGCTGTATTCGGTGCAATGCGTTTTGCAACAATACGCGCAACGGCAACCATTGCGACAGGTTTGTCGGTTTGCGTTACAGAGCATCGGCAGCCCCAATCGTTTGGCGGGTACCACGTATCCCAAATAGGATCGTCAATTGGCGCAACCATTCCGTTCATTGCTAAATGGTCGGGTCGCGCGTGCCCATCGTCTACAGCCCGATACTCAAGATTCGGGTATAGATCTGCATTTTCAGAAAAGCCATCCCACTTCTTTGCCATCTCCGCATTACTGACTGCCTGATTGTATTCCGTCTCGAGCCACGTTTTATTGTAGGTCTCGGTAATTGGTCCAGCCAGTTTTTTGAAGTCGTTCCAACTGCGGCGTACACCCGCATCATCGAGTAGTAATTTGATCAGCGTTGCTTTCTCCTGGTGAGCCTTGAACGCGGAGAATACAGCGGCGTTCTCGCGCAGCGCTGTAGCGAGTACCTGATCGGACGAACCAAAGTCCAATTTTGTAACGTCGCCAACCGATTTTGAAATAGCATCTTCCAGACTTCTAAAATTCAATTCCCAAATAGCCGGATCAATCAGCGACAAATCATTGTCGTAAACTCGCTTCAGGTATTCGAGGAGTATTTTTTTAAGGCCGTCACTCGCTACCAGGGACGAGAGGCGGCCTGCGCTTTTTTTGTTGTCTTAGGGTCAATCTTTGGATCAATCGTCGGATCAACCTTTGGGTTTACTTTTGGATCGGCATTCGGATCCTCGATGGTATTGTCCACCGGTGCGCCCGGATCAATAACGGGTTTATCATCAAACGCCGTATAGCGGAACTCGGCACCCTCGAGCGGATAACCGTGAAAGGTCAGGAATGGAATTAACTTACTATTGACGACATTGGTGATCTTGCGCATACGCGAGTGGTGAAACTCAGCAGTTGTGCGCTCATGAACCTCCGCAGTTCCGACAAAAGCCTTCTGGTCGGTTGTGCCGGTTGCCCCATTAATACACTTACTGATCTCATCATTACACCCGGCAATCTTTTCCTGGTATATTTTATAGAAGTCGCGGCCCTGTGCCTGGATAATCTGTACGGCGTCGGCGGTACCACGAATCACGTAACCATTATTGCTAAAGTTGCGGGCCATTGTTTCAATGCGATTGAGCTCGTTGGCATCGTCTGTGTCGGTTGCAATGTCGAGCAGTGGCATTCCAAACTTTTCAGAACCCTGACTCCAGTCTGTATTCGCAAAGTTTTTCCAGATGACTTCCCTGGCTAAGGTTTCAAACTTGCCCAACTTATCAGCCTTTCCCAATTCGATCAGGAATAGTTCTTGCTTCAGGTCCTTTGAACCGCCTTTGTCATCAGCTACCTCGTATACAACGCCTGCACCCTGCGGACTGTTGGCGTCGAAGCATATAGAATAACTGAATGGCAAAACGTTTCTCCTGGAGAAAATATCACACTCGGTAAACTCTCCCTTGTCATCGATCAATCCAAACTCAACGAGCGTGTATCCCCAAAATTCGGGTTCGATGCAATACTTTTGAAAGTCCTCGAACCACTCTTTTTTCAGGAACTTTGTCGCCTCCTCATCATCGGTGCCGTTTTTCGACAACATAAAAGGCTGGCTCACCACTTTATTGTAAGCTTGCTCAAGCTGGCTGATCACGTGCGAATCTTTCGAGACGTTCTCATAAATGCCAATCAGGTCGCGCCTGTCAGGATTATAGATATCAATGGCCGCATCCACCGCCGATTTCAGCGTGTCCATTTGCATCGCGATACGGTCAATCGGGGTTTTGACAACCGAGACGGATGGGCGTGTTTTTTTTGTCGCCGAACTTTGTGCAGCATCCACCATTTGTAATGCCGCATTTAAATGCGATTTTATTGAATCAGATTGGGCTGACCCTACGGTCGACCTTGTAAGGTTAAATCCTAATAGTTTCATATCAATCAATTAATAGGGGTTGTGTGATCGTGGGGTATTGCTGCCCATGCGTATTTTAGTCGCGACAGTGCCAGTTGCGGAATCCATAATGCGATCGATGGTGCAGGAAAGTTTCCCTGAAGCGATCTTCTCGAGGTCGCGCAATGTATCGTCGTAATCTTTCACAACGCGTTCCGGGATATCATTATCGGGCACGCGGCCATAGAGGAAGTAAACCGAAATATTCAACATCCACCTGACGAGTGACCGGTTACGGCCATCGCCCGATTTTGTGAGTTCGTCGGCGACTTTATACCTGGCACCGAGACGATCGATAATAGCGGATGCTGCGTCGGCCTCGGCAGCGTCGAGTATCGTATCATCACCCCCTGTTATCTGGTCCATCAGGGAAGTATCAATTTTTGAGGGATAATCATCCCGTGTGAGAAATGTTGTGATCATGCCTGTCGTGAATTATTGCGCCGGAAGTTTCCGGAGCGGTTAGTTTCTTTTGATTTATTGCGCCTGGTAACCTTACCGAGTTCGGCGAAACAACGCTCATCGGCGTCGGGTGCATCGTCGTGGGTCTTATAGCCCGGTTCGATACCGTAAAGCTGCATAAGGCCAACCTGTGTGTCGAAGTGTGCCTTTAACTTTTCGTTGTAATACACGCGCCCGTTCTGGTATAGCGGATGCGTGCTCATAATACGGTCGAACTTATTCACGCGTGGAAGGTCAACCTTCCGGAGGCGAAGGCGAACACCCTCTTCCTGCTCCACCTCGTCAATTACGCGGTCGAGCTCGTCGTTCCAGAACTGACTTTCGTACTGCCACCTTAATGTCGATGATCCATTGAGGTCCTTTTGAAACATTGCGATCCATTGCACGGCTGCTCTCATTTTCGATTGACGCACAAAACAGTCGATCAAATAAAAGCGGTTATCCTTCACGCCCCACACACGCACAGCGTTCGAGTCGGCGCTTCCTGAGTCAGAATAAGCAACGTCCCAATGTGCTACAATGCTGTCGAAGCGACCAGGGAGCTTTGCCCACTGGATCATTTCCTCGGTGAAAACGCTTCCTTCGATATGCGGGTCGTTGTTGTATTCTGCCCTGGCTGCCATTACGCCAATCTCCTCCTCGCGTTCGCGGTAATATTCGGCGTCGTACTTTTCCTTCCATGCGGGCTCGTAGGTAACCGGATCGTAAGCGTCCACACGCTCAACTCTCCATTTCGGGTGCCGCTCCATTAACACTGTCATGATCATAGTTGGGTGAAAGCGGTTGTTCGCCATCAGAAACCTGCGGCGTGGACCGTCCATGGTTGGAATCAAATCTTTCTCCACCCATTTGGCAATCTCGCGCTGACGTTTCGGGTTCTTGACCGTGTCCTGGTCTTCGAGGTCATCGGCCACAATATAGTCAGGCCGCCGGGATCCCTTACGCAAACCGCGAACACTCTGCCGCATACCGAATGCTTTACACAGGAACCCGTTTTTCGTTTGAAAATAACCGTCCTCCCAACTGCCCTGAAGCTTCTGTTCGCCAAAATCGTGAATCAGCTTGCTGTTGGCTTCGAACTCTGCCTGAAGGTCGGAGAGCAGGATCTTGGCATGCGTCTCGGTATTACCGACAATCACCATATAGCCGATATCGTCATTGATCCAAAGAAACAACGGGATAATCACGTCAGCCCACACCGACTTTGCGAGGGCACGCCCCCACATCATAAAGAGCAGGAGAATCTTGTATTTGATTACAAGTTTAGCCAGGCGAATATGAAACCATGCTGATTTGCTCGAGGCGTAGTGCGTGAGGTAGGTTTCAACGAAAAAACCGATATCCTTCTTTGCCCTGGTAATTCGATCCTTTTGTTGAACCTTCGTTTCGAACGGGTCGAAACTGCCAACCTCGCGGATGATGCGGAGTTTTGCCAGGTATAGGTCTTTTGCGTTTTTGTCTTCGATTTTCATCGCTGCGATTTACACATGTATTGAATATGCTCTTCCTGAAAGTCGAGCGACTTCATGTACAAATCGAGGTTGAACCCACGCATTGCCTGGAAGATCTCCTCCATTACCCACAGATAGCCCGACAGACTCACGCGGCTCTCTTTGTCCATCGTGACCAGGGCTTTGTTCCATTTGCTGATCGCGTCGTC